ATAACATCAATTATATCTTTACCGGTATAATCCGAAACGTTTTCAAAGGTCGCGATGGTGCAACCACTAGCACTCAAATTCTGGCCAGAGGTGGCAGTCTTGAGAAAAGACTGATCAACGTTTCCCTTGGTAAGAATTCTAAGCTGACCACTGTTTTAAGTAGCATCGCCGATGCGCTCGGTTATAACCTAGTAGTAACTGATAGCGATTTTACTGACAGCATCTACACAAATGGATACGCGGTTACCGGTGATCCTATGGACCTGCTAAACCGACTGCAGACGGCGTGGGATTTTAGGTATTCGATAGAGAATGACAGCCTGGTCGTTTTTAAGGTTGAGACTGGGCGAAGTCTGCCGGTTCGTAAAGTAAACATGATCAATGGACTGGAAGGTGTTCCAGAGGTAACCGAGGTGGGTATCGACTTTACAACAAGGCTAGATCCAAAACTAAAAATTGGCGCCAAAGTTGAGATGGACACCACTTACAAGTCATTTAACTTTAGCGGCGTTTATTACCCAACCCAGCTGCAGGAGTTTGCAGGTTCGGGAACTTATACGATTATGTCAATCGTGTATAATGGTGATAATTATTCCAACGTCTGGTCGGTGACGTGCAAGTGTTATTCTTCAAAGTATGTGGAGATCAATTAAATGATAACGTCCGGAAGATTTAGGCAAGCGTTTGTTGAGCTAATGAAAGAGGTCGGCACTAATATTCCTGGTCACATTGTTGGGTTTGACGATAGCTCGCAATTAGCCCAGGTTCAGATCGGGATTAAGGTTCAGGATACAAATGGGGATTATCACGACCCAGGCACTATAATAGAATGCCCTGTCCACTTTCAGGGTGGGACTGAGTGGTTTATTACCAATGAAATCCAAAGCGGCGCTGAGGGCGTTATAATGTTTTCTCAGCGGTGCATTACCGGCTGGCTACAAACTGGCGGGATTGCCAACAACCCAATAGCAAGATTTCACGACATGGATGATGCCATTTTCATTCCTGGGATTCGATCGGCCAAAACAGCAATAAGCGCATTTGACAATGATGGAATAGAAATAAGAAATAGCGCCAATGATGTCTTTGTGAAATTAAAGAATGATAAGTCTATATCGGTGGGTAACGGCGCGGGGTACATATATCTTTTGCCTACTGGGGAGATTAATATCAATGGTGTTATAATATCGACCGAAGGGTCAATAACAGCACCGGCAACGGTAACAGCTCCAACAGTGGCGGCAACAACTAGCTTAACAGTTGCAGGTCAGGAAATGTCAAACCACGGGCATGACGCTGGATCGTATAATGTAGATGGTGAATCAGTTTCGGGCGTTTCCGGCGCTCCGACTACAGGGGAATTATAATGGCAACGGTAACAGGCAAGTATAGGACTAGAAAGCTAGATGACAACGGAGATCCTGTTATATCTGGAACTGTCTGGCTTTACGATATAGAGGCAATTGCTCAAACCATAAAGCAAAGATTGAAGCTATTTGCCGGTGAGTACTGGCGGGACGTAACAGACGGAACACCCTGGCTTGGTAAAATTTTGGGTAAAAACACGGCCCAGAATACCATCCAGGCAAAGAGCACTATATTAAAAAACAGGATCTTGAGCACTGAGGGCGTTTATTCAATCCTAAAGTGGGAAAGCGATTTTGATTACTCGGAGCGCTCTTTTTATGTCACGGCCACAGTTTTAACCGAGTTTGGCAGTATTGATTTAACAGAGGATCTATCCGACACGTCAATTAAGCAAGACGAGGATATCGAGCTATTAACCGAAGCGGTTGCACTGTATAATCTTAACTCAACGAGATACACGGAGATCTTACAATGAGCGATTTAAGCGACTCAATAGAAACCATTAACACGGCTGCAGAGCGCACGGAGGCGACCACTGATTTTATTGATAACTGGGCAACATACGATGAAAATTCATACGTAACCAACCCAAACAATAACGTCACTGTACCAAGCGCTCAAAAGTTGGTTGTGGATAAAGCGACCGAGCTTTTCGAGCAGTCGGAAACAGAAATAAATGAAGCAGTGGAACGGGCTGAGACAGCAGCAGAGACGGCGGCTACCGAGGCAGAGGCGGCGGTTGCTGAGGCGGTTGCTGAGGCATTCGAGCAGCAAGAGTCTGAAATTTTAACGCTAGTATATCAGGGGATCGCGTAATGGCATCATATGAACAGGTTTTAGAATACGTAACAACGCCATCAACAACGGAGCCGACCACTTTAATTAGTGCGTTTTCAGACAGTCGCATTGTTTCAACATTCATTGTGTCAAATGTCGGAAGTTCGTCGGCAAATGTATCGATGGCAATTTATGACGGCTCAGATAATAAACTGGTCAGCATACTTTCTAATTATTCAATTGGCATTGGCAAGTCTCAAACGCTAAATGTTAACTCGTTAAACTTGCCAGCAACTTATAAAGTCATGGTTGAGTCGGACTCTGAGGATGTGAATTTTTGTGCGTCTGGGGTCAAGGTGACTGCAACTTACACCGGCGACGCTGAGGATGTAATTGAGGAGTACACGGAAGCAGCAAAGGCAGTCATTGATCAGGCTGTTATTGATGCTGAGGCTCAAATTGACGCCTACGCAGAAGGTTATGAAGACACCATTACAAACTTTGCAAGCACGACATTGCAACCTTATGCTGACGATGCGGAGGCTAGCGCGTCAGCCGCATCGGACAGTGAGGCTAACGCAGCAACTAGTGAAGCAAACGCATCTGCTAGTGCATCTAGTGCATCAACTAGCGCTACGGAAGCTGCAGATAGTGCTACAGAGGCAACAGACATTGTAACAGCGTTACAAGAAGATTCGTCATTCACCCTCACTGGTGATGCCACGGGTACAGGTACTATGGATGCTAGTTATCAAGTTAGTATTGCTGTAGATGTGAATAGTGCAGATAACGCTACAACTGCTGACGCATTATCATCTGCTATAACTGTAGAGCTTGATGGTGATGTAACTGGTTCTGCATCTACTGATGGATCTAGTGATGTTACTATTACAACCACTCTTGATGCATCTGCTATTGGCAGCTTAGCTGTACCTTATCCTGACCTACACATCCCGTTTAATGACGGATTAAGGATTGAATCAGGTTACGGAACAAATGACCAGATTGATGTATCAGCAGCTCAGGATGGTTCAGTTATGGTTGATTTGCCGAGTAAGAGCACCGACTTTACTCGCTCAACGGGATGCTATTACATCAACAAATCAGGATTGATTGATTATGCTGATGTAGATGAGCCTGCGATTACTAGTGATGGGGTTTTGTTGCATGGTGCAACGTCATTTAGCGTATCAAATAGCAATGACTTTACCACGTACAGCGACAATGGCCTGACAGTTACACAAAGCGCAACTCAACTTTCACCATTTTCATATTCAACAGCATATGCTTACGAATTGGTAGAAAGCAGCGCGACTGAAGCTCATCGTGTATTCACTACGTATTCGGCAACATCAGGAGATAAGATTTGTCTTGATTTTATATTTAAACCTGAAGATGGTTTTACCGTTGTTAGCGCGTTAATAAATAGGTCTACAGACGGAGCAGCCTTTATTTATTATGATTTTGAATCCGATACAATAAACACATCGGCCAATGTAGATAGCTATAAGGTCACAAATTTGTCGGATGGTTTTATAATGTTTTCCTTCATCACAACAGCCGAGTCAGATTACAGTTCTGTGAATGCCTTTGCTGGAATCCACCCAACAGGTACATCAACTTCATCTTATGCTGGCTCTGGATCCCTGTCGGGGCATGCTGCGTATTTTAACGTGAGCAATAAAGGTAACCCAAACGATTTAATCTCTATAAACTCAGGATCTAGCTCAACAATTACCGCAACAACCTGCACCGTACCAGTGGAAAACAATATGCCAGCAGCGGGTGAGAGTTTTACAATTGAATTTACTTGCGATGTGCCAACCACAAGGTCTCACGTATTTGGACTCGATAATAATACAGTAGATTTTTCAATTTGGCGCTTTACTAGTGGTGGAGGATTAATATTCAGATTTAGTGACGGAAACAACACAGTGTCACCGACAATTAACCTGGCCACATCAACAGGAGCGAAGACATATCGCTGCTCTTACAACTCCGATTCACAGATTATCAGCATTTTTGCTGGATCTACATTAGTGTCTGAAACTGACGCGTCTGGATTGGACATGAATCTATGTCCTATATATAACACAGATAGACTGATAACCATTGGAAAGAGCAATACATCATATTTGAACAGCAATATTAAGGGATTAAAAATATACCACTCATCACTAACCGAAGACCAAGTAAAATCAATGTGGAGCGCTTAAAATGAAACTGACACAAATCTACCTAAACGCAACAGACGAGGCAGCTTTCTTGGCCGCTTGTGGTGAGCAAGGTTTACTTGACGATGATGGCGCGTTAATCGCTTCGGCGCTCACACCTATTCGTTACGACATTATCACTTGCCCAGGCTTGCAAAAGCCTACAGGTGAAACATTGACGGACGATGACGGTAACGAATATCCCGAGATGGAAGTGATTGAGGGTTATTGTGCAATGGCGTTAGTAGAGTCTGAATATGC